ACAAAAGATGAATTTTAAAGATGGAGGCACTGGACTTTCAACAAAAGAAAGCTTCACACCTTCGTCCGGCTCTATAGCTGCCGGTTTTGGTGATGTTGGCGGTGATCGCGGAAGCGTTGGATTTTCTGACGATCAGCCTAATTTTTATTACGCTTGGACAACAATGGGTGGCAGAGAGCTTCCCGAAATTGGCAGTGATTTGTTTTTAAATAAAAACGCAACTGAAGCGTTGATGGCCTTAGATGGATACAGGGATATTATTTATACGATCCCACTGACAAAAGGCGAGGGTATGGAGCATATGCATTACCCAGATGTCAGAAACGCATTCATGCATATGAGACTATCTGACATTGTATTAGATGATGGAAGCACAGTCCTTGTTGTAGAGGAAATTCAATCAGATATTCATCAAGCTGCGCAAAGAAAAATGCGGGAAATGGCTACAGACTATTTGTTTGCAGAGGGCGAAATAAGTCAGCCTGATTACATCTCACTTTCGAGGGATGAAAAAAACCTTGTCAGACCGATGATGGATATGTTTTCAGATCGGGTGTATGGAAAGCTACTACCTGATCTGCCAATGAAAAAAGAAAATTCTCGCCTTCAGTTTGCTATGCATCAGCTTGTGCGCATGGCAATCAATGGCGGTTACGATCATATCGCAGTGAGCAACAGCGACCTTCAAGTTGAGCGTTACAGGAACACAATAAAAGCAAACATTGATGGGTTGGTGTTGACAAAGTTTACCAACACTTACGAGCTAGTTGAGTCTGGTATAATTGAAAGCATTAACTCTCTACCCGGCGGAATACCCGCTGTATCAATACGTTTAAACGCAGCAGAGTTTGAAGATGACACCCGTTTTAATGATGAATTTTTACGATCTGATGCAGTAACTGTGGATGGAGACGGCAATGTCAGTCTCATATTAACAGAGTCTGCAATTCAAGCAGAGCTTGATGAGCTTCGTCGAGACGGTTCATTTGAACCCGCGTACCCAGATCCAAATACAGGGGAGTTTGATGCTGCAAGGGCGCTTGGTGGCCTTGAGGCACCGTCTAGTTTAAATGTTGATGAAGAGCAGCGTAATGTTATTGCGCAAAACAAACTTGAACAGGCTCAAGAAGAGGTTTCTGACTTTGTTAGTGAGCCTTCAATAACTCTAGCTTCTTCAACAGAGGCTATACAGGCCATCAAAGCAGAGTTTATGCCAGCCACGGAAGCAACAAGCTCCCAGCTTGCTCAATTAGCTATAGCAAAAGCCATAACAAAAGCGTACCCGCAGCTTTCTCAAAGCTGGATAGCTTCATACACACAGCCAGTGATTGGTAAGACGCGAGAGGGCGGTGATGTACAGGGGTCGTTTTTTAGAGACTCGGTAGAGCTTGGTAACAACAGCATAACAATGGAAGGAAATCCAACCCTTGATGAGTGGCTGGGTGAAGACATTGCTGTGCTTGTGCGCAATGAGCTAGAAAACCCTGAGATGAGGGGCCAAGAGTTTTATAAAAAGGACTTCATTAAGTTCATACAAGATAAGGCTGTGTCTGTAGAAGCGGAAGCCAATAAGATTGCCAATGGAGAAACAAACCTAACTGACTATCAAAAGAAGGTAGCCAAGCTGGTAACAAGCGCGAAGGATAGAACGACAGGCGCTATTGATATACCTGTTGGTGGAGGATTCAAAAATATCTACGATGTCAAGATTCCGCAAGCATTAGACAATGCATTGGCAAGCCTTCATGAAGGAAGCAATAAGGAAATAAAAAAAATAAGAGATAAGATTGCATTTAACAGCAAGGACAATCTTTTATATTTAGGCTCTTCAAGTGGAAAGTTTTTATCGCCAAGACAGTATGAGGGTACAAGCGATATTCTCCCAGAAGGGGAGGCGACCATCATAAAAGCGTCTGACATACAGTCTCAACCATTAAGAGGCCGTCCGATTGCGGCAATAAGCGGCGAGACAACAGCTTTACAGGAGGCTCTCGCAGACAATGACTTCATCATAGATAAGGTTGCAGAAGAAACTGGGTTTAAACGCATTCCTATGAATGTGGATGATCCTAGCGGAGCTATGTTGCCGATGTTTAGAAACGAAGACACTGGCGAGTTAAAGAGTGCGCGAGAGTTTTCTGATGAATATCAAAACAGGTACATGATCCCTGTATCTAATTCACGAAACGCATTGCGCCTTTACACACTTACAGAGGACATGAAGACTTCGCCTCAAGTAAGTGCGCCAAGCGAGATATATTTTGCCAAAGTAGAAAACGAACGTACAGCAGCAACCAATCAAGGTACTGACAACTTGCGCGGCGTTATGAAAAATGGCAGACAGAAGGGCATAGACTTTATAAACAGCCTTCCGTTCTTTAACACCCTAAAAGATATGCCTCAGAAGAAAGAGTTCTATCTTGAGCGAGCCAAGTACCTTGGCACTATTGCGCAGTCAACAAAGATTGCAACCTTCCTTAGAGACGAAATAGGTAATCAGTTTCTTACTAGGTCAGGCAACAAAAACAGATCCTCTACCGAGGCGCTTAGAGGCGCGATATTCCAGTACCTTACAACAGGTGACGCACAGCAAGAGGCCGTGTTATTGCAGCAGTTGGACGCTCTCGATCCTCGCGCAGCCAAGGCTTCTGCAAAAGCAAAAGACATGATTGAGAACTTGGGCCTAGAGCTTATGCAAGCTGGCCTTCTACCGGCGAACAGCTTCTACAAGTACAGAAGGTCTTACTTACCAAGAATATATCTAAAGAATGTTCTTGAGGACAAGATGGATGCTAGGTTTAGCTATCTCAAACCTCGTAAGGATGACATGACGGATCAGGCGCAAGAGGCGTTAGGGGTTATCAACGAGCTTGACCCTGCATTCTTGGTGTCTAGGGCCATACAACGTCCAATTAGAGACTTGCAGTTTATTGAGTTTATGAATTCTGTTGCTGGTAATGAGGCGTGGACTGTAGCAGACGATCAGTTTGTTGTTGAATACACAGGGCCAGATGGCAAGCCTCAGAAAGTAAGTGGGTTTTACTTGCTTGATCAAGTCAATACCCTGACTAGCATTGCCGCTGCGGTTGAGGCTGCTGATCCAGACAAGGCTGCAAAGTTACGCTCAGATGCTGCGCAAATAGATAACATGGTAAGAACCACGTTTGAAGAGCGCGGTGTCTTGCAATACATAACCGATCCGAACATAGATATATCTGGCCTTACACAGACATATGGCTTTGAGTTTAAACGTGTTCCAAGGGGTAGGCAGTACGGGATGCTGGCTGGAAGGCTGGTTCGTCAAGAAATATTTGATGACGTTGTTGCCTCATCCGCCATGCTTAACATAGGCGATCAAGCTTATGTGAATGTTTTGTCAACTGGACGAAAAGCTACGGCGGTGTGGAAAACTATCAAGGTTCCATTGAACCCTCCGACCATTGCTCGTAACACATTCAGTAACGCGATCCTAATTCATATGTCTGGCGTACCGTTCTATAGGGTCATCCCTAGAATGGTTGAGGCTGCTAGAGAAATTATTGCGTACAACAACAAAGATTTTGAGAACTCCAAGCACTACGCAGCAATGATTGCGCGAGGGGTGCAACAATCCTCGTTTACTGATCAAGAATTGATTCTCATGCAGGACGATATGCTTGATTTCTTGCAGTCTGTTGACGCTAAAGATCTAGGAATGATTGGTTGGCTCAAGCTAAATACATGGACAAAGCTGGCTCAAAAGGCAAGCAAGCTCTATCAAGGCATCGAGGTTGTAGGTAAGACGGCGATTGCCATTGACGTTATGGATCGAGAAGGCGGCACAGCGGATGATGCGTTTATGCGAGCGCAAGAGTACCTGTTCGACTACTCTGATGTTCCTCAGACGGTGCGAGCTATACGTCAAAGCCCTGTAGGTATTCCCTTCCTGACATTCCAGTACAAAGTATTGCCTGTACTGGCAAAGACTGCGCTTCGTAATCCAATGAAGTTTGCTCCATATGTCGCGCTATCGTATGCGTTACCATCATTATTTATGAGTGCGTTTGATATTGATGACGAAGAGTATGAGGCTGTAAAGAAAGCCATGCCTGATTATCTTCGGGGAAATCCGGGCCTAATCCCCGTCCCAGCAAGGGACTCAAAGGGAAGGCTACAGTTCCTAGACACCAGCTATCTGTATCCTTGGGGATCATTTACTGGATTACTTGCTAACTCTGTATCAGGAGGCAAGCAATTGTTCGGTGAAAAGAAGCCAGAAGATCAAGGCTTCAGCATCAAAGATGTGACATCTACATTGGGTATGTTTGGTGGCCCAGCATGGTCACTGGCTGGCGCTGCTCAGAACTTAGACCCGTTTACACAGCGTCCCATCGTTAACCCAGAAGATCCTATGTTTGTTTCTGGAGCGATTGAGAAACCGTTCTATCGTCGCGGCAAAATGACAGACGCTATGTTCTGGGCTGCGAACCAGTACCTCTTGCCCGGATTCTTGAACACAGAATACGGAGCGGTAGCGAAGTTAAACACTGCGCTGAAGGGAGATAAGAAAGCAAACGGCATAGAGGCCGACACCTTGGGTCAGGCAATCATGCGCTTTGTTGGTTTAAACCTCACCAACGTAGACCCTATGCAAATACAAATGTCCCTACGCTATTTGGATGCAGAGAAGAGCAAGATTACTACCCAGATCAACAGGTTGAGAAAGGATCAGAGCTTGTCGGTACAAGAGCGTAAGCGAAGAATAGGCAACTACTACGAGGTCTTGTCATCTTACAAGCAGAAGAAAGCTGCGCTTACCCAAGCGGGAAGAACGGCAAGAAATGTGAGCGAGCGTCTTCGTCGAAAAGATACTCAGCCATCACCAGCACAAAGCAGTTACACAAGGCCGTAAAATGTGGCAAATAACAGCATTGCTTGGAGTTGCATTAACCGTGTCGGTTGGTGGCTTTAAGCTGTACTACGACAAGTCTGAAGCCGAGAAAGAGACGATGGCTATACAGCTACGTCAGGCCGCTGACAATCAGGCGATTCTAGAGTCTTCTATTGCCAAGCAAAACAAAGAGTTGCTTGATCAAGAAGCTAGAACACAGGCTGTATTGAATAGGATTAATGTGTTGTCGGATGAGAATAGACAGGCTCAACAAGAGGTTGAATCCATCAGACAAAAGTTTGCCAAGCACAACATGGATGTGTTGAGCCTGAGAAAGCCTAAGTTAATAGAGAAGATTATAAATAAAGGAACGAAGGGGGTGTTAAATGATCTTGAGATTATTACCAATCCTACTCCTTAGTGGTTGTTCATGGCTAGGAGGTAAGCCTTATGTCCCAGAAACAAAAAAGGTTGAGGTTGTTACCGTTGTTAAAGAGGCTGCTCAATATCATCCTCCGCTACCTAATGCCATATCAACCCTTCCGGTAGAGTGGTCAGTGCTGACACCTGCCACGATGCAAGAATACTTGGATGATTTAAACGAGGGCAACGCACCCACTAATGCGTACTACGGGTTGACCACAAAGGGTTACGAAAACCTTTCGTCAAATATGGCAGAGGTGAAGCGATATATCCGACAAGTTTTATCCATAATTAGTTATTATTCAACAATGAATAAAGGAGAGACTGATGACACAGTTAGTCAAGATGCTGAAGCGCCATGAAGGTGTTCGCTCTAAATCTTATATCTGCTCGGCTGGGTACGAAACAATTGCGGTGGGCCGAAATATTAGCGAGTCCGGTCTGGGCCTGTCTGATGATGAGATTGATTACCTACTAAGCAACGACATCAAGCGCGTGAGGGAAGAGCTTACTGACAGTTACTTCTGGTTCCCCGCTATGAATGAGGCCCGTCAAGACGCGCTGGTGGACATCTCGTTCAATCTAGGCCAGACACGATTGCGTGGTTTTGTTAAGGCGCTTGAAGCCATGTCTCGTGAGCAGTTTGACATTGCTGCGGATGAATTCATGGACAGCAAGTGGAGCCAGCAGGTAGGCAATCGCGCTGTCGAAGTTACAGAAATGATAAGAACAGGTGAATATCAGCCTGTTTAAACGCGCCGGGTAAACCGGGGAGCATTGTAAATGTTTAAACGATACAAGAAGGGCGGCAAGGTAAAGGCCAAGTCTAAGGTTAATGAGGCTGGCAATTATACCAAACCGGCTATGCGTAAACGCCAATTCAGTCGCATCAAGTCAGGCACTAAAGGCGGCAAGGCTGGTCAGTGGTCGGCGCGTAAAGCTCAGATGCTGGCTAAGGCATACAAAGATGCAGGTGGAGGCTACACCTAATGGCAATTAAGAAGTCGCAGAAGTCATTAAAGAAGTGGACTAAAGAAGATTGGGGAACCAAATCAGGCAAGCCATCAACACAAGGTAAGAAGGCAACAGGTGAAAGGTATCTCCCGAAGAAGGCTAGAGAGGCTCTATCAAGCAAGGAGTACGCTGCTACTAGCAAAAAGAAACGAGCCGACACAAAGGCAGGTAAGCAGTTCTCAAAGCAGCCAAAGAAAATAGCAAAGAAAACAGCGAGGCATCGCAAATGAGTTTGACTGACGCGGAAAAGAATAGACTCAAGAAGGTTGGGCTATCAGGTTTAAACAAGCCCAAGCGCACTCCAAGTCACAAGACGAAGAAAGGTGTAGTTGCTGTTCGTGATGGATCTAAGATGAAGGTCATACGATTTGGCGACCAGAAGATGGGCCATAACTATAGTGATGAAGCGCGTAAGAGTTTCAAGGCTAGGCATGGCAAAAATATTGCGAAGGGTAAAACTAGCGCGGCGTACTGGGCAGACAAGTTATTTTGGAGTGGGAAGGGCGGCAGCAAGAAGTCACCACCCAAATCTCAGAAGCAGAAGTTTGGTAAGTAGCCCCGCCTGATCTACCCCGTGGACGGGAACACGGTTATGAGGAGGAGATAGGGTAACTCCCCCTTGGTATGTTAAACGCTGTTCTTTCTTCGCTCAGTTATGGCTTCATTACGCCTCTCCAAACAAACACTGCACCTAGAGTAGTTGTTAACTTTTACAAATGAATCTGAGGGGCGCTTTATCCCACAGTTAATGCAGATTTTTGTATCAATATTTGCGTCAGCAGGGATCTGTTCGGGCGTATTGCCAGCAGCCAACCATTCTTCCAGCGCTTTATTGCTCATCGCTATCGGCCTTTCGTCTGTAATTATCACAACCTGAGAGTCGCAAGCCTCGCAACTTGTCGGGAAAGTGGCTCTGTGGCGAGCAGACCCACAAGAAAGACAAGTGATGTGCCAGTTCACTGTATAAATCTACTGGCTATCGAAGCCCTCTTCTTATTCCTTGGCGCTATAGCTGGCGGAGGTTCGGGTTTCTCTAACTTTATATATACAGTAGCGCCCAAGGCTTGCGCCATAGCCTCAACCAATTCAAAGCTGGGCTTTCTTTTGCCAAGCTCAACCTGACTTACATAGCTTTTAGTTGAGCCTGATTTATCAGCCACTTGCTGTAACGACATGCTTTGATCCATGCGCAATCGTCTTAGTTCGTCTGAGTACCAACTCATAGCAAAACCTCTAGCTCAAAATGTTTAAGGTGATCAGTAAGTCTCTGCCTAGCTTCCTCGCTTTCTTTCAGTTCAGATCGTGATGGTATGCCGCACACAAAACGTAGAACTTCTGCCGCGTAATCAACGTCATCTAGTGACTCGTCAATAACGTGCCACTGGCTGCTGTTTAAACGCACCCACTTAATATACGACTCATCTTTGCATATTAGATTAGCCCTAGCTACTGCACGATTACCATCGGTAGTTGCCTTTGGTGGTATTGGATTTTCAAAGTCATCAATCTGTGCGCACACAACCATGTACCTCTGCCCTATCTGCGCGGTAGCCATCTCCTTTGGCATATCATCTGGGTGAACAACAAAGGACAAGACCATGCCATCTTTGGTCTGCCGGTATGCGTACTTCTTTCCTTCAAAGCTCTCGGTATAATTCTCCGCGCTCATCGTTTTACCTCATGTATTTCCATGCGCTTAAAGTTTTCACCAAGGCGCTTGTCAAACTGGGCAACAGCAATCTTCTTTGCCTCAGTTATATTCTCTGCATTTACAGCGATGTAGGAGGCATTGGTAATCCAAACCTCCAAGTCAAATCGCTTTGTCTCCTTATCACTCTTCATCTATCCTCTTTGATCCCTAGCAAACCTTCTTCTAGTAGGCTCAACTTGAACCTTAAAACCCCAGAAATTTGAAAATAACTGTTTTGAGGAAGCTTTTTGTTTCTACGCCAAGCTCGTACTGTAGATAAGGAAACGCCAAAATGTTCCGCGACAATCTCTATACCAACCCATTTTTCTAGTTCATTCATGATCAGAAATGAGGAGGTCGGCGCTTGAATTGTTACTGCAAGGGCGCTCTAAGACAAATCTAACCATGCCGCAATCCGTATATATCACAGGCATATCAGGGCGATCATCCTCAAACCAAGCAAGGTTAAGCTGTTTAACGAGATAATCGTTCTCCTCTTCACCTCGAATGCCAAACACAAGACTGCTTCTTCGGGCGATAAATAACAGCCTCAAGTCCTCTGGTGACAGGTGATTGCATAGGTCATCAATGTTTTTGCATTCAGAGAAGCGCCTTGATTCTAGCGAATGAAGACGATCCATAGTTTCATCGACTAGCTCATCTCCCTCATGGACAACGGCTTGAAGGACGCTGATCTCGTCATCCTTTTTATCAATATCTTTCTGATGCTGTATCTCTATGTCTTGTACAGACTTTCGATGATTGTAGTTAAGTAGCTCAATGGTTTCTTGAAGCTGATCAATCATCTGATTCTTTGTCGTGTAATACTTATTCGTTGACTTCGCTTCCGTCGTCGTCGCCTTCGTCGTCGTCACTTTCTTTTTTCCAGCCATGATAATATTCCTTGTTGCGTGTAAAATTTTCTATCCAAGCGAGGGGATCTATGCCTTCCATAGCCCACCATCGCTGTTCGTTCCCATGCTTATGCAAGTGTCTGTGGTGATCATCACAAAGCGGGACAGCATCCTGATCCCCGCTTCGCCTCATGCCACGCAGCCCATCCTTTTCTACAAAGGTTAGGTGGTGCGCCTGTGCTGGCCTGTAACAAACCAAGCAGCCATGATCCCTAACAAGCTGTAAGTGCTTACGACTTCTTAGTTTTTTTGCCCACGATTTTGATTCCAAAATCTTTCACCAATGCATTGCCAGTTTCTAGTAGTGCCTCAAGATCATTAACCAACTCTAAGGAGTTGTTTAAACGATCATCAATAGTCGTCAGAAGTTCTTCATCTTCTATCGGCTTTGACTCTCTCAGCTTCATTATCGTCACATCAATCTTGGCAAGCTCCAACCGACTACGCCTTTCGGCTTGCTGGCTGTCGTCCAACCTAGACTCAATGTCCATCACATATGATTTAGTTTTGCTCATAGCTACAGACCAAAATCATCATCACTAAAAGGACTAGCCTCTTGGGTAACAACCTTCTCTACAGCAGCCTTAGCCGTAGCATTCTTCGGCTTCAGAGTTACCCTGAGAAATGTAGCGCCACCATTTGCTGGCTCCTTCTTCGTTATGTCAAGGTAGTAGTCGGTGCCTTCAACTAATATGTCGCCACGAAAATCGGCGTGCCAATCTTCAATCTTCTTGTCGTTCTTGAATGCCGCGCCTTGTAAATCTTTTCTTTCAAATGCCATTAGAATGGAACTCCTTTTTCTTTATTTTCATTACTTGTTATCTGTTGAATACGCTCCTGCACCTTTTCCTTGAACGGTTCAAAGTCTGGGCGCTCTGCGTACTTAGTTTTTATTGGCGCGTAGTATTCGTCAATCACTACCTTCGCCTCTTCTGCCGTAACGCAGCCAGCGAGATTGTCTATGACCACGCTTGCGTCTGACTTGAAAGCCTGTGATGCAATTGCAGCATCTTCAGCTACGGCTAGGGGTACGAGGGGCGCTGCCTTTGCTTCTGCCTTCTTTGCTGGCGGTTCTGCTTTTGCCTTAGCCTCTACAGGTGCGGCTTGCTTCTTGCCAGACGATCCAGTTTTTTCGTTGATGGCGTAGTCCACTTCATCAAAGCTGGCATATTCACCACCGCCCAAGCCAGCCGCAGCCAATGCACGACCTATCGCTGATGTAGCGCAGTTCTCTGTGGCAGACTTCTTGTTCACAGGGCCGTCATCACGATGCTCTTCAGCCCAATCATTGCTGATCAAGTGCCAAACATCACCTTCTCTGATGTGAACTTGTGCCTCAATCAAAACCCTATTGGCAGTCGAGGCATGGATCTTTGTTGTGATCCTGCCCTTATCTCCATAGGCTTTGCGGAAAGCAACAACCCGTGTCGTAACCTGTGCGTACAACTTCCCCTTGATTCCAACCTTGTCCGAGTCGGGAAGGTTTTCCATATGGGTAATTGCTTGCAGCAATTTGTTCTCACTCAACTTCTTCTCCTTGTTTAAACGCTGCGAATTGGTCGCAGTAATCAGACACATCGCAGAACTGCTCGCATCGTAGAGGTGATCCTCTTCGGTGGTCTACTCTGTGTTTGTCTGCGTCCTTCTGCGCCGAGATAAATGTCTCAGCTTCTACCATCGAATCGAACACACGCACTGCGCGTACTCTCTTCTCCTTCATCACGGCAAACTTTTCATCTCTGAGCCAGCGCTCATCATCTGTGCAATCAGGTAGATTGCCAGCGATGGCCTGTTGGTGTGCCGTAATTCGTTCCTTCACAAAAGCTTCGGTCTTAGCTATAGGCCAAAGCTCAATGTCTTGAATCCATATGTCATGTTGCGGGTAGTCAGGCTTGCGCAAAGCGTCATGCTTATTCCAATCCTTGATGAAGTTTATTATCTGCAACCCACTTACTTCGATGCCGTTCTTGTGCGCAATGTAAGCGTATATATTCAGTTGCTTTTCATCACTGTCGTTGTGCATCACGCCATAAACTTTGCGCGTCTTGTAGTCCTGTAAGATCCGTGAGCCGTCCGGTTGAACGTGTTGTACGTCTATTGCACCTGACAGCTTTACGCCGTCCACAGAGCAGTACAGGCGCTCCTCGGTGATAAAGTCAGGGTGCTTTGAGTTCTCTAGGATCGAGTGAACCGCTGTGCCAAACAAAGTCCACAGGTTTGAGGACACATCTCTGAACATGATGTTGTTAGGGTCGTCAAACAGGACAGCCATTCTTGGTGGACGCAATAGCCCAGTAGCAGAGAACGAAGCATCGCCCTTGCTGTAACTGTCTCTTGTCAAGGCCGCAGCCAGTGGAGCGGGTAGCCCCAACTTATTTGTGTAGTTCACTTGTGTTACCATGTTGCGAAAGGTATGGGTAACGATTGGAACACATGAATAAAAGATCTGTCAAGAAAATAATTTACGGAACCGCACAATCCAAATCAAATAGCCGTAGATTGGTGACGTTTGGAGGTAAGCCGCGCTTCATCAAAAGTAAATCTGCGTTGCAGTTTGAGAGTGATGTGAAGGCTCAAGTGTTTCAACTGGATCAGATGCTGGAGGGAGATCTGTCCTTCCACGCAGACATCTACTACCCATCAAGACGACAGGATCTTGATCCCAGTATCCTGCTTGATGCCCTACAGGGCTTGCTTTACGAGAACGACAGGCAGTTTAAACAGATTAGTTCGTGTAGATTTCTAGACAAAGTAAACCCTAGAGCGGAGGTCTGGATCAAAGAGATAGAGCATGATGAGTGTGGCCCACCAGAGGTATAGGTGAGTCCTCTGATGGGCCGTCCTTCGCAACAAAGGAGTCAAGGTGGGCTTGACAAGGCGGATGATGATATGTTTTTTTAAGAAAAGCAAGCAATGCGCAAGGGGGTAAGACCGCAATGGCGCAATATAAATTCGCGGTAATGTCCACGCTCGGCTCCGCCCGATCTGACACTCTCTTCCCATCACTCTCTCAATGAGGGGGGTTGGGGGGAGCGTCCTTCTCTCACCACCCGATCTAACTTATCGCAACAAGGAGATCACATGAGGCCAGTATACGAAACAGGCGCAGACAAAACGCGAGAAAGAAAACTCGCAAACGAAATGGCACTCCTCTGGGAAGTGGCAGCAAAAGAAAACCCAAAGATGTATCCGATAGATTTTTGTTTTGTTAATGACAAAAAAGAAGTCGTTGGATTTGCGGAAATTAAAACGCGAACACATCCGTTTGGGACGTTTCAAACATATATTTTAAGTGTACACAAAGTGGCTGATGCGAAATCTCTTGCGTCAGCGACAGGGAAAAGTGTACTGTTAGTTGTACAGTGGTCGTGTGGGACGATTGCTTATTTGGATCTAGACTGCCAGCCCGATAGGGTTGAGTGGGGCGGTAGATCCGACAGAGGAGACGGGCAAGACATGGAACCCGTCAATCATTACACGATGGAAAGATTTACAATCGCAACAGCAACAAAGGAAAAAGAAAATGAGCTTCGCATTTGATGGCAACACAATCAAGCTGAACGAAAAAGACTATGAGCGCTGGAAGAAAGCGTACAAAAACATCCTCAACCTCGACGCAATCCTGCAATCGAGAGATGATTGGCTCACCTACGATGCCGAGGTAAGAACGCAAGAGCGTTGGTATCTCAGCACCTCTGCGTACCTTGCCAAGCAAGACGCAAAAGCTGCACAGGAAAACAGAACAGACATGGCGGGGCGCAAGCTGACCCGTGAAGGTCACGTTCAATTCAAGACTCACCCGTAATGGGTTTCTACGAGGACATGGCAAGCCACGGGTTTGTCGCAAACACCTTGAACGATGGGCAAACAAAAATGCTTTGCCCTAAGTGCAGCAACACACGCAACAAAAACAAAAACGAACATTGTCTTTCGATGGCTATTGATATTGGTGGTGCGCAATGGCGTTGTCATCACTGTGATTGGGAAGGCAATGAGTGGAGAAACAGCATGATCAGTCCGTTTAAACAGGTAGTTAATAAGAAATCACCGAAGATCCCCGCTCTTGATGAGTTGAGTGACGGGGTAAAGACTTGGTTTGAGAAGAGGGGGATTGGGGAAAGGGTGCTTTGTTTGGCTGGGGTTGAGTCGGGCGATGCGTATGTCAGTGGAGAAAAGCAGAGAGCGATTGCGTTTGTGCATAGAGACAGGGATGGAAAGACCATCAACGTAAAGTTTCGGACGGTAGACAAGCAGTTTAGCCAGATCAAGGACGGGCATCGACTGCCCTATCTGTGGAATCTGGTGGACACTGATGCTGACACGCTCATCATAACTGAGGGCGAAGTGGATGCGCTTACCTGCATGGAGGCTGGGTACACCAACGTCATCAGCGTACCTGATGGAGCAAGTGACAAGAAGATCCCTTGGATTGATGAGTTGAATGGTGATCTGGCTGGGTTCAAAAGAATTATGTTGTTGACAGATGGTGATGCGGTAGGCGTTGTCATGCGCAACGAGTTGGCGAGGAGATTGGGTAGGCACAGATGTTGGAGGGTTGAGTGGCCTGATGGGTGCAAAGATCCGAATGATGTGCTTGTCCAGCATGGCAAGGAAAAGCTACAAGAGTTGGTGAAGGGCGCAGAGCCTTGGCCTTTGAAGGCGCTGCATGAGACACGCGCATACGCTGACGATGCATTTGCGCTGCTCAATGGGCAAGTGAAGAAGGGTATCTCGACAGGGATCGAGGCAATGGATTGGAACTATCGGGTCAGACCCGGCGAGTTAAACATAATCTCCGGCGCTCCGGGCGTGGGCAAGTCCGAGTTCATGGATCAGATCTGTTTAAACCTAGCGAAGAATGAAGATTGGAGGTTCGCTGTCTGTTCGTTTGAGAATCCTGTGGATGAACACATCAATAAGTTGGCGGCTAAGTTCATTGGCAAGCCAGCGTGGGACAGCAGCAACGGCAACAAGATGAACGAAGAGGAGTGGACTCAAGCAGTGTCGTTCATCTCTGACCATTACTACTGGATACGCTCAGACGATGAAGCCCCGACAGTTGATTGGTGTCTAGAGAATGCGACTGCGTGTGTGCAGAGATACCCTAACGTGCG